GAACAATCGATAGGAGCCAAACAATTTCATTCAGGTCCCAAGATTACTCGTACCTCAATGTCAGCTCTAAGGAACAAGATGACTGCCCAAGGAGCCGACGTTTCGGCTGGTAAGCAGTATGAGTCTTTGTTAGATTCAAATCTTGCTGAAATGTATGCTGAAGACGATGATTCAGAGACGTTTGTAGGAAATGTTTTGTTCTTAGATTCAGAACATATCATAATTCCTCAACATTACTTTCATAATATTCAGCAGAAGTATAAGATCAATGGTGAAGACATGGAGTCTTCTTGTATGATAAGATTTCAGAAGAAGAAGTACAAAGCCAAGGACGACGAAGATGTTACTATCATTAAAACAATGACATCTACTGAGTTTATTCAGTGTACTGAGGATTTTCCTTTCCCCGATACTCATCTGCTCATGTGCAAGATATCACAAAAGGTGCGAACTTTTAAAGATATATTACCTTGCTTTGTTCAAGACAAAGACATAGCGATCATTTCTAATCGCGATTCTACTATTTCTATGGCAGTACGCTCAGATGATTTTCGTATCTCTTCGTCTACTGTGACTATAGCCCAATTAGCCCATAAGGAGCTACGTTTAGCCAAGGCTTTATATTATTGTATAGACACAGGCAGTGGAGATTGCGGTGTCCCGATATATATACGCAATCGGTTATTGCAGAAGCGACGATTAGCTGGTGTTCATGTTTTTGGACACCCAAAAGGATCTCTTGTTTTAGAAGGAGTTGCTACTCTTATTACGCAAGAGATGCTGACAATGGCGAAAACCGAATGCGCCCGTCTCATTGAAGAACTGGAGAAATTGTCTCTTGAGGAACAAGGCGCAAAGCTTAGTCATTCTCCTTATGCTATATCTAAGCTGAAACTTTCTGTATTGGCAACACGTTCTGATGCATTGCCTCCACCTACTAAAGTTCCTTCTAAGACAATGCCTAATAAAGAAACTGGTCAAGATCCATACGTTAAAGCGTTAGCCAATTATTATATTAGAGACACTGATATAGATGAGAGAGTTATGCGGGTAGCAAAAGACGATATGAATTCGTTTTTATGTTCCAAATCTTGGAAGCCGCACTGTGAGGTGCTTACCTTTGATACAGCAGTGTACGGTGATCCTAACAATGACTTGCTTAAATCAATACCGCGCAATACTTCAGCAGGTTTTCCGTGGAAATACGAATACAGAGGTATAAAGCAAGAACTATTGGCAGAAGACGCTAAGCGGGATAAAACTAATCCAGCTTACGCCATACTTACAGAAATGTGTGCTGACAGCGATATTGCTCTGAGTAAAGGTATTAGAAATATATACATTTACACAGACAATATAAAAGATGCTTTAACTACTAAAGCTAAAGCTGAATCATATGATTCAAGGCTGTTTTGTGGAGTGCCTATAGATTTGGTTATACAGCAAAAGCGTTACTTCGGAGCATTTGTAGAGTTCTACATTCACAATTCGCTTGATAGAGGCAACGCTGTCGTCGTTAACCCATGTTCCCATGATTGGAATTCCTTATCAAGGAAACTTAGTGCATTTTCTACTAGTTTTGAAGAAACAGAAGTTTTAGCCATGGATTACTCCAAGTTCGACGCTAGTCAGACCACAGAGATGTTGTGGCATGTATTTGACGTAATTGAATCTTGGTATCAATACCATGGAATGACAGAGTGTTCCGTTCATAGAAAGACGCTCTATTATGAGATTGTTAACTCTAAGCATATCGCCTTAACAAATATCACAGAATGGCGCTCATCTTTACCTTCGGGTACTTGGCTTACCATTGTGATAAATTGTATTACTAATAGTCTGGCTGTTCGTTACACCTATTATTCTTTGGTTCCTTTTGCAAGAAACTTTGCACAATATAATTATTTATGTGTGCTAGGTGATGACCTTATCCTTTCTATATGCGAAGAACATAAAAAGTTTTGGACTTCTGAAGCCATTACGGCCACTATGAAGAGGCTAGGGTTTAAAGTTACGTCGGATGATAAATTGGATCCTGAGATAAAGTTTAAGCCACTAACTCAAGCCACATTTTTGAAAAGATCCTTCAGAAAGGACGGTGTTAACGTGTTAGCACCACTTTCAATGGAAACCATCATGAACACACCTCTCTGGTCGAAAGAAGGAGAGTACTATCGTAAGACTACGTATGATACGATAAAATTTTTCTTCAGAGAGTTATCCTTACATCCTAAAGAGGAGTGGGATAAACGTGCACCTATGATGCGCAAGGCAATCCGAGATGCTCAGCTAGAAGATGTTGAAGGTTTGTGTGATCACCAATTGACGTGGAGAAATTCCGTGCTAACAGGTGACACGTTTACCCTCGACTTCTGGTAGCGAGTAACCGTGCCTTTACTCTTAGGCATAAAAGAAAGAGAAAACTGGGCGTTCTGATTACGGACTTTAGATGTCAAAAATTAGGAGGTTAAAGACGTCTTTTGTAACGCTTAACGCCCTTAAAGGTCTTAACTCGTACAGTTTTACTACCAGGTAGACCTTAACTACCAGGAACCCCTCCTCGTCGCGCAAGGCTTGAGTGAGCCCAAGCGATTAAATTAATTCACTTCCTGAACAAAATGTAAACAAATTGGAAGTTGACGGAACTTCCAACGCCCCCTTGGGCCAAACGCAAACCGTCAAAAGTAATGAAGTCACAACTCATTTCAAAACCGAAGCTATTGAAGAAACAGCAGCAGGTCCTGAACACGAAATTGAGATTCCACCGGCTCTATTTGAAGTCAGTGCACCAGAAGAGTACAGTTCTTTGCTAAGGTATTTTCAAAAACCTTTTCAGTTGGGGGAAGGAGTGTTCACCTCAGGTGACACCGCAACCACAATGCCTACTTGGGTTTTACCTTACAGAATGCTTAACAACGATATGTATCTCTCAAAATTTCGAGGATATCTTGGTTTCCGCGCTACTATGGTTCTCACAATTAATTTTAACGCTGAAAGATTTCAACAAGGAAGGTATATGCTATGCGCTATCCCGTGCGGTGGAACGTATTGGGACGCCAAGACTGAAGAGCATTGTAACGCTCACTATGCAGCGCTTGTTACGCGCACGCAACTTCCCAGAGTTGAATTTGATCTTAACTCGGAAACTTCGGCGACTTTGCGTCTGCCTTATAATTCTGCTTTTGATTACTATTCTTTCAACGATTTAATGACATTAGGCGAAAACGGTAGAATTTGGTACTATTTAAGACTAGCTCCTTATTCTCCTTTGGATTCTGTATCAGCTCCGCTCACTGCAAAGTGGGCGCTATTCGCGCATTTCGAAGATGTTGAGTTAATTGGTCAAAACTTTGCGGATTTACAACCGCAATCGGCTTTTACCACGACAACTAAGAAGAAGAAAGGAATATCAGATTCTCAGAAAGAAGCTGAGGCGGCTAAGGTTGGACCTATTTCCGGCGTTACCACCAAAATAGCGAAGGCAGCTAAGATTCTGGAAGTTGTACCATTTATTGGCACTTACATGTCGCCATTAGGATGGGCAGCTAATATAGCTACTTCAGTAGCACAAGTTTTTGGATGGTCCAAGCCCGTAGATATGTCTCACTCTACAAGAGTAAGGCCCACTGCTTTGGCATATGCAACCAATGTTGATGGAGTAGATAACTCCATGGTATTGGCTGGTTATTCAACTAATGAAGTTGCGAGATTTCCAGGAATGTCACCCACTATTAAGGATGAAATGAGTCTCTCGTATATTGCTGGTATACCTGCTTATTGTAAACAGTTTCTTTATGCTAGGTCATTCGCCACTGATACGCTCGTCGCATCTTTTGAAGCTAGTCCGTATACTAAGGTCGGTGCCTGCACTCCGCAACAAGCAGTTAATGGATCAGGAATTACGGTTACCTATTATACGCCCGCAGAGTTCGTTGCATCCCAGTTTCTATACTGGAGAGGAACAATCTGCTTTAAGTTTAAGTTTGTTAAAACAGAATTTCACGCAGGACGTATATCTATAACCTTTAATCCATACAGTCTTTCAGTGCCTTCAGACGCTGTGGTCAACGCTGATGCGCCGTATGTGTACAGAGACATTATTAATATCGGAGATTACTTGGAATACACTTTCAAGGTTCCGTATGTGCAGGAAATACCATATAAACTTGCTAACATGGCTAAACCCTACCAAGAAAGATCATTTGGACGGGTTGAAGTTAGAGTGGTTGATCCGCTTGTTTGTCCTGATACGGTTAGCACGAATGTTACTGTATTAGTCGAATCGTATATGGATGGAGATTCTGAATTCGCTGTTCCTAATACATTGTTATGTTTACCAGAAGATATTGCAACTATTTACCCCACTTCTTTAGGACCTCAATCTGCTATTGGCGGATCTAAAGAGGGTAAAGCTTCTATTGTTCCTTCCACTGTGTGTATCGGAGAACGTATTTTGTCATTTCGTTCTTTGATAAAACGTTCACAACCGTGGATGAGACATAACGAGGCTTATACACCACCAGAGGGTGATGGGTATTTAGCACCATTTTCTTACTCCAAACTTTTATTAAACGGGTCAGTCTCTACGGCATACTATGCAGACAATTATGCTTTGTGTGCGCAGATGTTCCTCTATTCGAGAGGAGGAGTCAGGTTTAAGGCCGGTAACGATTGGTCTACCACTTCCATGACGTTGTTGTCGGATGTTTCTAAAACATTGTTTTCTATAGAAGCGGATTCAACTTTAGCTGGGTGGTACCCTAGAATTGTGGGACAAGCCAAATTACGGGGTCCTTATTATAATAATGGAGCATCAGTCAATTTTTCGCCTGTCGAGGTACAAGTTCCGCAATACCTGCCATACCGTGCTAGAGTAAATTTCAGACATTCTATATCTACTGGTTATCCAATGACCACTGACGATACGGAAAACTGTGATTCTATTATATGGTATGCTGCAAGAAGAGACACGGCAACTGCACCGTCTCCTATTGTGGATCATACTACATTCTATAGGTCGGCTGCTGATGATGCAGACTTCTCTTACTTTATCTCTATACCTCCTATGTACGTAGGTACAGAGTTACCAATTGTCACAATTTAAGTGGTGGTTGGTTGGGCTTAGAATTTTTGGGTTTATCTAAGTCAATTGGTTCACACCTCCCAGTGTAATAGGGGTGAACTGAGTATCGTATTGATATTATCGCGTTCCCTAAACAAGGGCGCATACATCTTACCTGGACGGATGGGTGTTATGTGCTATTATACTTGTATGGTAAAATAGCGGCACTTAAGTATAAAGGTGAAATTTTTATACACTTG